TCCACCTTCAACCGCACCAGCAGCACCCATCATAGCTTTGCGAAGATTAGGCATTACGCTGGAGTCTTACTATCGGCACTGCAAACCATTCCGTGCCAAATTGTTCCACCGTCAGTGGTGATAAAAACTAATATATCAAGGCCAGCAGTTGTGAGAGTTGGCGCAGTTCCACCAGCCCAATCTACAGAGGCAGGCCAATTCACAGTTTGTGATCCTCCGTTAGTCAGGAAAAGAGTAAAGCCGCACAGCTCATCACTGGCAGTAGGGTTGCTAAAAGTGAACGTATTGGCACTCGTATCTACAGTAGCTACGACATTATTACCAAGCGTGAGGTCAATATCCTGCGTACCCCCGCCAGTAGAACCAATAGCATTAGTGACCTCACCGTAGTCTTTTAGATTAACACGGCTTATTTCATTGTCTGCGCCAGCAATACCCGCCGCCAAAGTCTGTATACCGGAAACTGTAAGCGTACCCGTGATGGCAGTGTTATCTCCAATCGCTACGGTTCCAGTACCTGCACCTGAGAGCGAAAGGTCTGTGTTTGTGCTTTTAGCTGTTACCGCGTCCGCCTTTAGTGTGCTCATATTATCACCAATGTGCCTTCCACAGTTAGGGTGTAACTACTGCTCACCGACAAAGGACCTGTAGCAGAGGCGTTTTCTGTTGAAGTAATTGTAACATTTGCATCCAAGGCAAGCTCGTTTATTCTAAAAATATCTCCCGCTGAAGATCCTGTAGTACCATTATCTCCCTTAAAATAGCCTGCACCTGAACCAATCCCGCCCCAAGCAGGACTTGCCCCGGAATACCCCTCAAATTCATTGGTAGTGCTATTATAGCGAAAATCTCCTACTGCTGGAGAACCATCGCGCTGGCCCGTCGTTCCCACAGGCATTCTCGCGCTGGACGTATAATTATGGGTGACTTTTCCACTCATCGTAGAAGTTGAAGTAACCGCCAGTGTGCTACCCAGCGTAGCCGCTCCGTCTATAGCCGCCGCCCCGGTAGCTTCAAGAGTTCCAATTTGGAGGTCCGCTAGAGCATCTGTTACAACAGCTCCGGCCCCCGCTCCATCGCAATAAACAATCACATTTTTGCCGTTCTGGAGCGTAACATTAGCACCACTTCCTTGGCTAAAAATCAGTGAATAGGGTCCACTGGAACCAGTGTCCGTAGTGGCATTTTCAAATATAAACCAAGCGGTAGTGGTGTTGGGTGCGATTGTGATAGTGCAATTTTGGGCTAAAGACCCCGTGAATTTTATAACCCGGAACATGCCGTCCTGAAGATTCTCAGTCCCACTTCCCGGAGAAGCCTCTCGAACGGTCAACGTAGCCGTAGCCGCATCGGATAAAGCAACCGCCTTATATGCGCCAATTCTATCTAGGATATCAAAGTTGAAATTGGTAGTTGTTCCCCAGTCACCGGTTTGATCCCCGGTAGCCATTTCTTCGATACCAAAGTTAGTTGTATATGATGAAGCCATTTTCTATTCCTACGCTGCTATTGGTACCCAGTTCGCATCCTGTCCCGTGTCTATGACACTCCATACATTTGGAGTGGTTATTAAGCCTTGTGCCGATACTCCTGTAACAACAAACGAAACACCCTTTCCAATCTCCCCTAAAGAACCAACAGCTTCTACCCCGGTAACTACAACAAATCTTTGCGTTCTTACCGTAGCCGACCCTAGTGCTCCGGCTCCTTGGACCCCTGTGGCCGAGATAGTAACCTCAGAGCCTACGGTAACGGTACCTATGGAACTACTTATTCCAAGCCCTGTGACCGCTTCCGTAGTTTTAATACTAACGGTAGAGGAACCCAGTGCTCCTGCCGCCTGAACTCCAGTAACGGCCAACGCGGCTGGCTCACCCCAAGGGCCGCTACTCCAACTCTGCCTTCCCCAACCGTACAAAAAGCCCACTTTGGACCTCTTATGCTATGCGAATAAGTGCGTTATTGGCATCATTCGCAGGATATTGGATTGTAAAGTCGCCCGCACTGGAAGACTTGTCTGCTCCAAAATCCAGTACACAAACGCTGGGATATGCCGCATGGTTAACGGTTGCGCCAGTTCCTGCCGTATTGAGGGTAGAATTATAAATAACCGCGCATCTCGCCCCCGTTATAGTGGAGGTTGACCACGTTGTATCTGCAAAATCAAGATAAGCGGTGGGAACAGAAGAGCTGTTATCTCCCAACCCAAGGGTGACACTGCCTAACGCCGCTCCTCCTGCCGTATAAGCGGTTCCGCTCACTTCATTCGTCGTTGTGTATGCCGTTAGATCCTCATTGGCATCTGTACGACTTGAGGTAAACATTGCGATTTTAAACGTGTCCGCAGATATACCAGAAGAGCCGGTTCTAGTGTGATCCAGCCAGAAATGGATACCAACGGTTATCTCTTTTTTGTACGTTCCACACATGGCTTGATTAATAGCCATTTTACAGTCTCCTTATGATTTCGGCCATGTCGTCATGCCCTTGCTGGCGAAGTAATGCCCAAATAGTCGTTCTCTCCGTTTTCGCCATCTCTGTTAAATAGTAAAGTATTACATTTCGGACATTATTTCTATACGCTACCGCCTGATCCCGAATAGGAGGAGGGGCTTTCTCGTTAATGACCATAATCTTGTTCATAGCCATATCAGCCATGGTCTCTGGACTATGACCACCATTACTTGAGGTAAAAACCTTAACGGACCCCAAATCTCCTTCACCATTCGCCTCAAACATTACTTAACTGGTTGCCTCACTCTATCATATCGGTACTCTTCCGTGGTCTGTTGTCCCTCTCCAAGACGTTTCAGGCCTTGCAGAGCTTCAAAATACCGGTTGTTGTAAAACGTCAGTAAATCAGCTTCTCCCTTCATAAAGGTGTATGCCTCCACTAAAGAGGCATACAGAAGAGCCAGTTCCGCATTATCCCCTAACCAGCTCGTTCCATCGCTCGTGGATGATATAGAAGTGGGTCGAAAGAAATAATGCAACTCCATAGTAAGCGCGGTTGACGGAGTCGGAGCCAGTAGAAAAGTGGTGTCATTCCAGTCCCCGTAATAAAGAGGAACCCCCGTGGTCGTCGGATCTGGAGTAAAATCCTGCAAAAAGGTTACATGCTTGTACAATAAAAACTCGTTGTCGGATCCGTTGACGACACTCAGGGAAAAGGGTGCCAAGAAGTCACTTGGCTTGGATAAGAACTTTTGTGAAGAGGTTGTCGTTCCTTGAGAATTTCTCCGGAAAACGTCCAGTTGCACCTCTTTCAGAATACGCTCTTCCGCATTAAGAATAAATCTGGTCAGATTATTCACAAACGTAGTTTCAGCATTATCCGTGTAATCCTGAATTGCGGTTTTAAGTGTCGAGAATGTAAATGCCATATTAAGGACTCACTGTCACCGGGCCTGCTGACGCTTCGTTACCCCCACCTCTTCCGGGGGCACCAGAAACTTCAGAAGAACCACTATCACTAACATCAAAACTATAAAAATCATCATCTACCTTTGTCACCGAGTAACCTGCCGCCGCCTCTACAACCGAAGAGGTAAACCCGTTTGTCCCGTCGTCCGCCCTTCCAAAACCATCTACATTTCTAAATCTAACCGTATCTCCCGTTGAGCGGTTATGGCCGGGACTAAAAACTTTTACTACACTGGAACCAGAAGTCCCGGAAACAAAGGAATTAAAGGCAAGAAGAACTTCCACAGCAGATTCTGTACGATCTGGCCGGGGATTGCGTAACGCCTGTGGATCCGCTACGAATTTTGGAATATCTAATTGAGGCTGTTTAGATTCCCATTCATCCTTTCCTACTAAGAAACCGTTCCATTCTTTTCGCATATCCCGCAGTTTGTATGCCACACCAGATCGGTCTGAAATTCCTAGCGCATATTTTTCTGAAGCATACCTAGCCATTATCCCACCGCCCTTAAAGAAGAAGCCGTAGGTACAAGCGTGAGAGGAACCCGGTCCTGATCTTCTGTGGCAGCTCGAAGGAACTCTTCTTCATAAACTGCCTTCAATAATTGAACTCTCTCCGGCGCTCTTTTCATAGCCAAATAATAAGCAAGACCGGCAGCAAGACAGGGGTAGAACCTCCAGGGAACTTCTACTGTGTTAACCGAGGCATCTGCATCATCTATGCGTACAATACGGTCATAAATAATTTGGTCTGTATTATTCTCCGGTGCAGGCCATATCCTGTAAACAGGGGTTATCAGACGGTCCACGTAATATTGAATAGCCCTACCGGTTGTAGTCTTATCCGGGATGCGGAGATAATCGTCTCTTCCAATCCGGTTAATAGATATGTCTGTGCTGTCGCGCCGCACTACAGCGGATAAGATGTCTACGGAAGACTGCACGTTTTCTAGGGAAGGAACCGAGCTAACCGTAGTTGTAGCTGCACTGGAAGACCCCGTAATGGTTTCAGAAGCTGTGAAAGTTCCTGAAGGAACCGTTATGGTCATGGTGGTGGCAGTCGGTTTCGTTATGACAGAAGCCGTTACCGCGCTTGTTCCACCCGTGATGGTCTCACCAATGGTAAAGCTTCCACTGGCGGCTACCGTTAATGTAATAGTTCCCAAGGGGTATTCAGTGACACCAGAGGCAACCGTCTGGGTCACCTCTGCCACTGTCCACAGATTTAAGCCCCTATTTGCCCAATCGGCAAATAAAAGATTGAGGGATCTTCTTGCGGTTCGAGCGTCATAACCCGTTCTTAGCTCAATACCACACCGCTCAAAGGCTTCCTCTATGTATTCTGCAACATCAGGTTCAAAATTCTTTGATCCAGAAAGAGCCATAAAACAAACTCCTGTTTATGTGCCTACAAGCAGGGACTTAATTGCAACTACTATTTGACCCAGTATCAAAAACCCCACACCCCATAAAATACGGGTAATGTTATCTATGGATTTCTGAATATGGTGCAGATCATTGTTCTTTATTGCCTCTACTTTTTGAGCTATTAGATTAAGATCTCCTCGAATTTGAACTATATCTAGTTCATTTTGTCGATCCAGATCCGCCATTTTTAGTACTCTTTAATACAGTACAAAGTAACGGAATAAGTATCTCCGCTAGTAGCACCCACTGTAGTAAATTGGATATCTCCGGTTTTTCCGGTTCCGGCATAATTGGGAAGACCACCAATGTCACTAAAATCAATGGTATCTGAATAATCTGCTGGAAGCTCTAATGCAATAACATCGGTTGAGGCATCCCAAAGAATTTTTACGCCCATACCTACATTAGAAAAGACCACTTTTTCTAATCGAACTCCGGTACAAGTATCCAGATTCGGACTCTGTGATAACGCGGAAACATCCACTTTTGTTACAGCGGCTTCTCCATCCCCATCACTGGTATCAGTACAATAAATAACAGCTTTTCTTCCGCCATCTATAATTGTAGTTGTCGCTACAGCATCAGCCATGTGACTCTCCTATAAGAATGGGGGCCAAGCCCCCACCCCATTACTCAGGTTTAACTATCCGCGAAAGGAGTTGCGATTGTCCCAGAGCCAATTAGAACACCTTGAACAAGATATTCATTATCAGCAAGAGCAGTTATCTCAAGATAGGAAAACTTATCTCCACCCTGCGTTCCGCCATTCATGGAAATTACATCGTTGCTTGCAGCGGGTATAAAAACTTTATAAGTGCTGTCCGTTATCCCAACAGCTAACGAGCCAAGGAATTTGTCTGTGCCGTCTGTTTTAATATCCAGATCAGTGGCATCTGTTCCAATGAAGAATCTGTAAACAGCCCCAAGTTGGTTATTTACATTTGGATCATCTGGTCCAGCAGAAGCGCCGTTAGAATCAGCTTGGATGGTTGGTAGCGTTACGGCACCATCAGCATCATTTATTTCCATGATGCGACCAGCATGGTCATCAAATGTAAGGGTGGTTTCCGCAGTGATATTAATAACCGCGTCGGGACCGGCGGTTATAAATCCACGCCTAGATCTAACGGGACCGGAAAAGGTCGTTTTAGCCATAATATAAATTCCTTCTCACAAAGGTTTTGCCCTAGTGTCTTGTGAGCGTCTGCTGGGTCAGTCGCTAGGGCTTTTTATCCCAGAAAGGACGGGAAGAGGTTTCCCTCTTCCCAAATCCCAGTCTCATTATGCTCCAGGTGAACCGAAGATACCACGAGGATCCGACCAACCAAACGCATAGCGTTCGCGGGCCTTGTACCTCACATTTCCGGTATCAAAATCACCTTCCATGGAAGTTCTAATCGGTGTCCGATTAAAGCCTTTCACTCCATTTGGAGCATCCGTTTTGATGAACCAAGCATCAGTGTCCGTCAAATAATGATTAACGGCATAGCCCTGCGGAAGCATTCCCATGTTCCGAATGGCATTTATGTCGTTATCAGCAGTTCCGGTTCGTAGCGTTGATTCAAGTAGACGGTCAGTAGTGAACTGAAGTTCGTTTGGAATAATCAGTTTCGTACCTTTAACAGCAATCTTCAGACCGCGCTCATCGACAAATCCTGCGATATCAATGAGAGCCTGTTCAAGACTGGTCTCATTCAAATCTGCGGCTGTCGAAAGCTCGTTCCGGAAGGTGTTACCGTTAGCCAGTGTATGTGCCGTGGAACAAAGTTCCAGACCATCACCGCCCGTATACGTGCTGTCGAATGCATTATTAAGAACCGCTGCGCCTTTGACCTCTTTGGTCTGGCTCATGCTTCTTGCCAACGCCCGTGTATACCGTCCAGCCAGTCGATCATAAAGATTATCTTCGACTGCCTCTTCAGTAATGGAGAATGCAAGTGCAATTGTCTCCATTGTATAACGAGCCGTGTAGACTTCTTGTGCGTCATCATAAGTAACGGCACTGCCTTCACTCTTCGTTGGTGCTGAACCAAAGCCACTCAGCATGACCTCTTCTTCAAAGGCACGATCAGAGTTCTCCATATCGAAGATATCTTCGTACTCTCTTCCGTATTGGTCATATTCTAAGCCAAACAAGGCATTAAGGCCGGGTTCTAGTTCTTTGACTAGTTGCGCTCTACTAATAGCCATTTTTCAACCCTCCTATACGCCAGTGGTTGAAACAGTGCCACCAGCAATAGCACCATTCGGGCTATTGTAGTGGTTGTTCAACCGGACCAACGCAGCAATACCGGCAGCAGAGAAGTCCTCATTAGAAGAATCCTCTACCCAACCTAAAATTCTAAGGTTAAGGGTGTTGGTTGTATTAATTGTAGACACTGCCAAAGTGCCCGATGACATACCCGTGGTTGTACTGCCACTCGTAGCAGTTGCGAAATTTGCATTCGCAAAAACACCAGCTCTCGCTGTTGCTTTACTTGTCCACGTAGCATCCGTTGCAATCGAAAAAATTTGCATCGGATCATCAGCTACAAAGGCTCTTATAGGATGGTTGCTATCGGCACCAGATCCGGGCCAATGCATCGACCATGTAGGTTTTCCAGTGGTGCTGGAGACATACCGACAACCCATGAAAGCGCCCAAAAGTCCTACTGTACCACCCGCTGCCGCACCTACTACATCAATGAAGCCGGTGGCTAGTGGGATAACAGGAGTACCTGTGTAAATAACATTACTATTTGCATTAGCGATTTCATACTGGGTATAGCCGCTCACACCAGTGGAGTTGGAGTTTTGACCCACCTTTGCGATAGGTTTCAAACCCCATGATCCATTGAGATTTGCCATACCATTTGCTCCTCAAAGCAATTGTTAGAGTTAAAACAGTAGTACCTAAGAATCTGTCTTAGGACCACCAAACGTAACACGCGATTGACGTTCAGGCTTCTGAATAGCCATCGAATGATGTTGCGTTTCCTTCATAAGATCGTTGTCAACTGCCTGCATTGCATCAGCATTTTGCTGCTGAAAATAACTTGTGCGGTCTTCTACAACCTCTATCGGAATACGAGCTAGTAACAATCCTCCAACACCGAAAACTCCTTCATACTTTCCGCCATCCATAGTTGGAGCCTCAAATTCGGGGTATTCTTCTTTCCGGACCAATTCCCACCCTTCTCTCAGACGGGCAGATATGTTTTTCCGGTCATCAAATCCCCTTACTTCAGCTCTAATCCAGCGGTGAACAAAACCTTCCGGAGGTCGAGGTGCGTCTAACATAGACGGTGGTTGCCAAGACTTGCGACGTGGTTTAGAAGCCCGGTTCTTGGCAGCGCGGGGAGTGCGATCAACTTTTTGTTCAGTCATTTCGTTCTCCATCAGCGAGTTTTATATTTCGCGTACTCGTTAAGTGGCACCCCAAGCTTTTGAGCTATCGCTACTTCACTAGGGGAGAGTTTTACTGTTTTGCGTCCAGAATTGCTGGAACGAACGGCAGAGGCCACGGCCTGTTGAGGGCGGCGACTTTCTGATACTGAGACGGTCTCTTCTACAACAGTTCCTTCATCGAACTTATGAGGAAAAGCCTCTCGAACTCTTTTGTCAATTTCAGCATAGTATTCAGGAGTGCTGGTGTCAAAGCCTTCTTCTTCCACCAACGTTTTATGAATACCAAAAGCTGCAAAAGTCATGGCGTCATCTTCCCCAAACCACTTGTTGTTCGAAGCCCATTCTTCCGCTTTCGGATCTGCACGAACCGGAGTCTGTGGCTGGGGTTGCTGTGCAGGAGACACGGGTTGTGGCGCAGCAGCTTCATGGTGACGTTTTTGTTCAGCCTTTGCCGCTCGAACACGCTCCTCCTCAATTGCCAGTTGAGCCAGCTTTTTATTTAACTCAACTTGTTTTGCGGTATCTCCTGTAGCAACAGCATCTTGCATGTCCTTAGTGACCGAATCCGTTTCCGAAGTTATTCGGTCACCGTATTCAGACACATAACCTACATCCAAGTTATGAACACGACCTTTTAATACTTGGTTTTCTTCCTGCACATTTTTTGCATACGCAATTGCAGCTTGTTGCTGGCGCTCCGCCTCGCGGGCCTTCTTAGTTAATTTGTCTATACGTTTTTGAACTTTGGAACTATACGCCTCATGTTCCTCAGAAACAGCCGCTTCTTCCGTAGAAGCGGAATCTTTCTCAATTTCAACGGAAACTGTTTGTCCTTCAGAAGGAAGGTCCACAATATTTGGTTCTGGTTCAGGCATGGCTTATCTCCATGTTAGAAATGCAGGATGTCTTCAGGATCCTGGATAACGGCTATTACTTCATCGTCATTCAATATGCGAACTTCGCCGCCGTCTATCTTGAAACGAGCGCCCGCATATCTTCCAAAAATTACCCAGTCTTTTTCCGCGCACCACGGTCCACTAGGGAACTTTTCGGTATCTTTGTACGCCAGAGGTCCCGCAGAAAGGACGTAGCCACATACGGTGGCTACTGATTCCCGGTCTACGGTTTGATCTGGTAAAAAAACACCCCCGTCAGTTTTTCCCTTTCCCCGGTACGGAAGAATCAAAAGCCGCCAGCCCGTAGGCTTCGGGAGCCTCTCCAACGCACTGTCTTCCAATTTATCGGGATCTAGGATTTTTTCTTCGGGGTGTATGTAAGCTTTGTCAAAAGATATGACACTGCTGTCTTCTTTTGGCGCTTCTTTTACAGAAGCGGTTGTATCAGTCATTAATCTGCCTTTTCTAGGATTTCCCTTATTGCATCTCCTATATAATCCAAAGATTCCAAGGAGCCAACCATTTGTTTATATTCCTCCATATTTTTTATGGAGCCTCTAACAATCATTTCCTTAACCCTATCCCCGCGCTCGTCAATTATTTTTAATAAATGCTCTGCAAGAAGTACTCCGTCCATGTAACCTCCCTTATTTACTTACTCCCTTGTACTTTTCAAAACTTCTAAGACCCCCTAACCCAAGCATACCCAGAAGAACCGGCATCATGGCACTTAAATCCACTGGAGGTAGTTGGATAAGATGACCCGTTTGGGCAAGAACAAACGTAGCCATAGGCTGTACTAAATATGTGTAAAACAGGGCAAGACCGCAGGTCCATCCTACAAATGGTCGCCAACCGGCAACCAGAAGAGACCTGTGGCTTGCTTCCTGTTTGTTAACTTCTAGTTGAGCTAGATCAATACTAGCGAGGTGTGCTGTAAGCTTTGCCTCTATTTCTCTTTCGGCCTTTGCTCTTTCCTCCTTGTTAGGAAAAAACCTGTCTAAGACATCCCCTACTACAGGAAGAAGACTTGGCAAAAGAGCTGCTATAGCCATTACTTGGAACCCCCATTAAGCATGTCGCGTAATTTATTGGTATAGGCCCACAACGCACTGATCTGCTTCTCCTGCATATCCGTTTGTGCCCTAAGTTTAGTTGTTTCTACAAAAGTGTTACGTGAAATAATATCATCGACATCCTTACGCAGTTCCTTGACGCTGGAAGAAAGTTTTACTGCAACAATAACTAGAGCCAGAAGACCCATGACTTGCTGCCAGTAGTCTTTTATTAGCGAAACTTCTGCTTCCATAAAAAACCATGACCTACGCTTTTTCGTGCATTATTACAGCTATACCGGCTAAAACGAGTGAAACCCAAACCCAGCTTATTTGCTGAGTCAGAACCCAACCACCTATAGCCGCAACACTTGCTGCTGCATAGGTTGACGGCTCTATCAACCGTCCTTTTACCCAATGTACTACTTCATGCATTAAAGTTCTCCTTAACCACATATATAGGAAGTGCCACGAAGCGCAGCTCCTACACCTTTCTTGGTGCCTTTGTATATTTTGCCTGTTAAAGTATTCGGCGTAGATACAGTCTTAGGCCCGTTGTAGGGAACTGTTCCTTGGTCACTAATGACCTCTCCTTTGGCAATTTTGCCAACAGAAGGTTGGTTTCTTTTCGTAGCGGCCATGATTATCTCCTATTTTACCGGTCCACGACAATAGTTTCTTTAGAATTTTGTTTCATAATCTCTCGTTCTCTTGCGGCCTGTATTCGAGCCGCAGCAATTTCTTCCGCAGAAGCAATACGTTCCTTGCCCAAAGACATGGTGTTATTAGCTTTCTGTTCATCCAGTTCCAGCCGTGCCTGATCGACGGCCAATTCGTTCGCATCGCGCTGTGCCCGAATCTGGAGATCCTGTTCCTTGAGAGCGATTAATGGATCTTGTTCACCACCACCGCTGATTTGATTACTCAGTGCTTTTACTTCCTGCATTCCCTGAGAAATCAACTCTGCCACCATTCCTTCAATCTGAAGAACCTGTTCTTCCGTGGGTTGCTGGCCCTGAAGCTCTTGCTGCATCTGAGCGGCCACCTGTTCTTTAGCTTTGACAGAAATATGCTCCATTACATGCTTCTGAAG